GGTGAGCGCGATCCGCGACATCCGATCTGGATTCAGATGGCGCGGCAGCGCGTTGCCGATCTGGGACAGCGATGCCTTGAGCATGTCAGGGAAGTTCGCTGGTTTGCGGGTTTGCAGGTCTTTTATGTCGGTTGACATTGGATTCCTCCGTTGGTTAATACATGGGTTTGTCGATATCCGCTTCGACGACACGAACATGGTCGCCTTCGCAAGAATATTTCAGGTGAAAAAGAAAACTGGAATATATAAACCAGTTCGGTGCGTTGATGTCGCCGTGGCGCCATTCCTCGACCTCATCAGGCCAGCGACAGACAGACATTGCGGCCTGCCTGGCATTGACGATTGCATTGTCGAGATCGGTGAAAGGGTGCGCCGTTGTATCGGTGTGGCGATCCTCCCAGATTACGAGATAGATTTTTTCCAATATTTCCTCCGTTGGTTACTTGAATATGCAGCTGTTGTGCAGCGGACAGTATTTCTCACTGCACAGCCAGCTGGATGGATTGCCGATGAAGTCGCCAGACTTCAACATGCGGGCAATATATTGTAGGTAGCCGATCTGCTCATCGACGCCAACGAGCGAATCTCTGGCGTTCTGAACGGTTTTTACGTCTACCTGGTACTCAGAGCTTGTCTGCAGCGCCAGGATCGCTGGTGGCAGCGTACAGGTCTGGCCGGTGGTGTTTTCATACAAGAGCTCGTATGTCGCCAGCTGACCCTTGTGCTTGCCGGGTGACTGGCTGCAGGCGCGGGCTCCGGTTTTGATATCAGCGACACCGATCTTCATGGTCGGATCGTCACGGGCTACGCGATCAAGGGTTCCGGTCAGTTGGATTTCGACGCCTTCCACATTTACATCGAAAGGGGCCAGGTCGAGTTCGATCTCGGTGTAGGTCATTCGAGGCGCGACATCCGTGCAGTAACGGGTATGCACACCCAACGCCCGGCGCAAGGCCTCCTTCTCGGATACCCGCCCCCAATCCACATCCTCTTCCGGCCTGCAGATCAGATCGACGGCCACCTGGGCGGTATCGTCTGGCTTGACATCGTCCCCGGTAGCGACTGCCTGATCGAAAGCTGCAGTGCTGGCGTGTACTGCCGTTCCGATCGCGGCGGGTGCTGTGCTCGGGAGCGGTTTCACCAGACCCAGGACAATCGACAGGCCTCGCAGCGGACAATCGATGATCGAGGCGATCGAGCTGGCTCTGATCCTAACTGCCATGATTCAGCGCCCGGATGATTTCACGCGCTTTGGTGTAGACCTCGCGAGCCTCTTCGATCGTGCGGATATTAGCTGTGTGATATTTCTTTCGGCCAACAGCTGCAGCGATCTTCGAATACAGGACGCCTCGAGGGATTCGACCGGATTTCCAGACTGGATCGATCAGGCGGTGGATGTGCTGCCTGGCGTTCTTGAGCTCGGCATTCGGGATACACCCCAGCGGGTGCGTTGGGTTACTGGTCTTGTGGTGACAGCCGACATAGTTGCCGCAGTCGTCGCATTTCCAGAAAGGCAGGTTGGCCAGGTCAGGCCGGTGCGGGTAAATCTCTGCACCATTCGTGAGCCTGGCCACAATATCGCCGTTGCACTCGCAGCAGAATATTGTCCGTGACTTCATGAACGCAGCATTTCAGCGTAGCGAAGGGCGACCAGCAGCATCATGGCCGTGGCCTCGGATTCAGCATCACCGCGAGGACCGAACAGCGCAGACAGGGTGCTGTCGTTGAACACGGCAACGTGCTGGCCGGTGTGCCTGGAGCCGGAAAGACTGCCGGCCACTTCACCTTCCCAGACGCCGATGCCCAGGGGCTGATCGATACGGCCAGCAAGCCTGACCATTGCCTGTTCGAGCTCCGCCTTTGTCATCAGCTTGAGATCGACACAGTTCTCGAGATTTCCACTCATGTAGATTTCCTCTATTCGGGTTGACAGGAAAATTGATTATGTCCCTGATAAATAACGACGACAAGTATTATGTTTCGTAATATTTTACTAACACACACATTACAATCATTTACATTTGCTATAAACAAACGATTTTTATAACATCCCGGCCAGAAGGGAGATAATAATGAAAATCAAATCATCACCTCGCAAAGAGCGTGTTCGAGCCTGGCTGCGTAGCAATACCGGGCGCCTCAAAATCATTGCCAAAGAAACCGGGGTACCGGTCGGCTGGATGTATTCGTTCACTCGAAATGGCGGCACCGAGAATCCCGGTGTTGACCAGATCGATCTACTGTACGAGTTCATGCAGGTTGACCTGGCCCGCGAAGCAAGCAGACCGCATTACCCGAAACGCGCAGCCTGATCATGGCCGAAGGCTGGATCAGTCTGCATCGGAAGCTGATGGAGAGCTCCGTCTGGAACGAGGAACCCAAGTGTCGCGCTGCGGCCTGGGTCGATCTGTTGCTGCTGGCCGCTCACAAAGACACATCCTTCATGAAGCGCGGTATCCGTATCACCGTTAAACGCGGCCAGGTGGCTCACAGCATGAAGGCGCTGGGCGATCGCTGGGGCTGGTCACGCGGTAAAGTGCGCCGATTCCTGCAAGACCTCGAGGGCGGACACCAAATCGGACATCAGATTACGAAGCTAACTACCTTGATTACTATAGTAAATTATGATCTATACCAGTCAGAACGGACAATAAAACGGACATCAGACGGACATCAAACGGACATATACAATAATGTAAATAATGATAAACAAGGTAATACACACACTACAGGGGCAAAAATCCGTGAGTTATCCACAGGCCTGAAAACGTGCATCGACGACAACTTTTTTCCCTCACAGGCCACCATCGATTACTGCGCTGCAAGGCAGCTCCCTGATCCCACCGATCAGGTCGCCTTGGACGACTTCATCAATACCAACCTCTCAAAAAACTGGCAGTCCGCAAATTGGGATGCCGAATACCGAAAGTTTTTACCGAAATGGAGACTACGAAATGACAAAGAAACAGATAAGCCGAGGCGGAACCGGGCAGAGCGGTACTTCGACGCGCTCTCAAGTGTCCCTGAGAGCGATTAAGCGATTGTTCGCCGTGTTCCATGCCCGATACGGAACCAAGTGGGAATGCCAGGTGCCCGCCGAGCTCCTGCAGGTCCAGATGGAGCAGTGGCAGCGCATCCTGTCGAAGTTCACGCCACAGGACGTTGCCCGCGGGCTCGACAACTGGACCGCAGACTGGCCACCGAACGTGTTCGAGTTCGAGAAGGTCTGCTACCCACCACCAACAGGCGTTGCCGGCATCCTGGCCGACGAGAAACGCAGGCTGGCACATCAACCGAAACGCTGCGATAAAGCAGTGGCCCGTGAGAACCTGGACAAGATCAAATCCATGATCCACGGCGCCGAACTATTCACGGAGGATTCACAATGACGAAAGCGCGATATGTGGAACGTGTCGAAAAGGCACTGTGCGGCCCTGAGAAGCCGCAGACGATCATCAAGCTGGCCGAGCAACTGGAGTTCCACCAAAGCACCGTATCGCTCGCCCTGCGCCAGCTGGTGCAGGATGGCAAGGCCACCAAGAACCGCCAGGGCTTCTACCGGCGACAAATGGTGAGGTTTTTCTGATGGCGGACATGGTGAGAGTCGATTACGACAAGCTGCTGGGTATGAGCGATGAGGCGCTGGGCATCACGATCGACAGCGAATGCTACTGGATACCTTTCAGCGTGATCGAAGAGTACAGCGGCACACAGTTTGGCGAATCCGAAAAGTTCGTGGTAATGCCCTACTGGATGGCCGAAAAGAAAAATTTATTGAACTACGCGGAGGAAGCATGAAAGAAACCATCAACCACATCCTGCAGGGCTTCCTGATTGGAACCGTCCTGGCCATGATCCTGTTCCTGTTGGCGGTGTACTCGATCGAGGCACATGCCTGCAAAACCAGTTACAAGTGGGTGTGTGACAGCAAGGGAGATTGCGAGTGGGTCGTCGTCTGCGAATAGGCCCGCGCCATCCAGACGGTGATCACATGACACCAACCGAAAAGGCCTGTGAGCGCATGATGGATCGCACTCGCAGGTCATTCCCTGAATTACTTGCCTATTTCGTGGATACGTTCTGCGTTGGCAAGGAATTCGACAGCTGCATCGATTCGCCCTGTCAATTTGCGAGTCGTAGCGGCTGCACCCATCCCGAACACCCGAAACGGAGGAAACCCCATGAGTGATGCAGAATGCCCCTATTGCACACGATCTATTGAGATTTATCACGATGATGGCTACGGCTACGCGGAGGATGAAACCCACGAACAGGAATGCGAGCATTGCGGAAAAATGTTCACATACACCACCTATATCCACTTCACCTACGACACCAAACAAGCGCCTTGCCTGAATGGTGGCGAGCATAAATTCAAAAGCAATCCGATCTATCCATTCTTTCCTGAAAATAAGCGTTGTGTTTATTGCGATCATCAAGAGCGTGGCAAGTATCAAAAGCTGGAGGACATCGATGTCAAAAGAGATTAGTAAACCAAATCAATCGCGTGGCATCGCTAAGGACCAGGCGCTCTGGCTGCTCAACCTGGCCAACGGGCGCATCTTCCCGTGGTCGCCATTGCTGGCCGTTCGCAAGGGCTTCGTGGACTGTACAGCTGATGGCAAGCCGATCAATCCAAAAGACGTGCCGGGCAATCATCCGTGGATCAGGGAAGCTACCTTGGGTGTGCGCGATCGCATGGCCGAGGCTGGCTATGGTGCTGGCATGTCCAAGGGTTCGGTTGATCACATGCTGGCCGATTTCGGACGCCAGCTGACCGACGATGCTGCAGCCAAGTACAAGCAGCTGGAGTATGAGCGGGCTAATCGGCTCTACCTCGAGTCACGCATGGACCAGTACGAGGACAAGCCGCGAGCTGCTGACCAGGTGGGCGCAACGATCCGCATTGATAACAAGATCGATGCAATGGTCAAAAAGGCCAAAGCTGAAATCTACCAGATGGCATTCGAGGCGCTGGTCGACCTGGGACTGCCGCCAAGCCAGGCTCATCACAGGCTAATCAGGTGAATTAAATTCGCCACTGTTCGCAGGACTTATCAGCTGGTAGTCTCCGTAACCTAACGTAACTTGCGTTGGGGGAAGAACTATGAACGTGTGTCCTGAGCATCCTGATATGATGCAGCTGCTCATTGATGAGATCGAGAACTGCACGAACGCCAGGGACACGGCTAACCGCATCATCGATATTATTCACCGCCTCGATAACGAAATGATCGATAAGCATAAATGGGATAAAGATGGCGTGACCTGTCCGACCTGTCATCACAAGAACGTGGTCAACAATTACGCCTTCACCTGGCAACACGCCAAGCTGGCCGTGCTCATGGACCGGGCGCCAGCCGCCATGAAGGACGAATTCGGGTTCTTGCACGTTGAAAACTTCCTGCAGGATCGAGGC